GCCACTGACTGACATAGGGGTGAGGGACTGGGGTAACATCTCTCACGTATTTTGCCCTACCACGGGCAGTCAATTCAGTTAGTCAAAGATTGGCTAGTCAATTGCTTTGCGTCCTGGTTGATCAGATGTGGTGAGCATCTTTTCTTCCAAGCCCCTCCCTTCAGGGAGGGGTAATTGACGGTTGACACTTCTCGATTATCGACTGGCGAAGTAGGCTTCTTCGCAAAGAGAAGAAGCCTTTCGCCAAACTATATAGGCTAGTGCACCCGTGGGAAGCCGCCTCCCGCAAGCAAACATGACAGAAGGTTGAAAACGAATATGATCAACGCAATCGATACGATTGCCCAGACCACAATATTTATTGCCCGGATTGCTGTGACGCCCGCCGGTCCCAGCGGCGCGATGACGAACGGAACCAAAACGAGTCTAATCAAAGCTAATACGGCGATAACTACTACGATCCATATCAGCAAGTTCTCGATCCATTCGATCGAAAAGCACATGTAACGATCTCCCTGATTATTTGGAAGTGGAGGACTTATTGCAGTCAAGTGGTCATCACACAAGAATGTGTGACACGCGTACTAGGACGAAAGCCGCCTACGCCGCTTGCCCTTCCGCGCCGGGGGACGGTCAAGTGTCTCTCTCACAGACAGCAGCGTTGCGGCAATCGCCTTGCGGTGCAGGAGGGAACTTGCATGAGCCGTGATGTCAGCCAACACGGCAGACAGCACCACCGCTGTTTGGCGCAGCGATGCCGCCGGAATCGGATTTCCGTGAATCATCTGAAAAATGCCCTCTCTCAAGTTTCTCTCTGTGAGAGACCTCGAGCGGCAGGCAAGCAGATGCAAGAGGGGAAATGCAACACTTATCGGTGAAGTGGTGATTAACGGTAAGTTATCGCAGAAATGTCAGTAATTCACCCGAAGCCAGTCCAACGCTTCCTTGGCCGTAGCGAAATCACCACCAACCCGGTTTCCTTCCGCGTCATCGATAACAAAAACACTATTATTGAACGTTTTTGAATTAAGATGGAATTGATCAGCCACCTTACGGATATCGTAAGATTGCTTGTCTGACATGTACACTATGGTTTTGCCGGTAAGCGTTATGATACGCGCAACACCTCTCGGCTCTTTAGTCGGTTTCTTTTTCCAAAAATCACCAATTCTCTCTGTCACCGCACCGGACTTTTTCTTTTTGACATCGGCAGCCGCCATCTTCATGATTCTGGCGCTCTCCGGGTCATTGACCAAACCAGTCAAGCCAAAATGCGTAGGTTTCGGCCATTTACCCCATTCCACCCATTTGTAGCCCTGCGATTCCCAGTCCAAATGAGGCACGAATTCATCTTCGACAATCGCCATGAAATTGTGATAGGCGAACGTGCCCTTGCGAAACACATATAAAGGTACCATCTCAACCGAACCGCCATAGCCAGCCTCTTCACGCAATTCACGCTCAGCAGCGTCCTTGGGGTCTTCCTGGCGGTCAATGGCGCCACCCCAAGTGCCATAGGTCCCTGGCTGCTCAACGTGCATCGACCGGTGGTTGATTAGGAACCGTCCGGTTGACTTGGCAAAAGGAATGGCTCCTGACCCCTGCTGACCCCAAAATCCTGTTTTGCGCAGGGCTTCGCCATGGCTCATATCGTCAGTTCCCTCGCCGACTGATGACAGAATTTCGTTCACCCGCATACCGACTCACTCCTGCCCAATAAAATTTTTGGCTTGGCGTTGTAGCTCCGTAAGCATCCGATGATCAGCCTTTATTTCATTTCCGTCCTCATCACGAATGCTCTGGATGGTCAGGCGCGGTTTGTCGCCAATCAGGTGATAAAGTACCGTTGCCGTCCCCTGCTGTTCACCAATTTTCCATGTCATATTATAGGTACCGGTGTCGGCATCAATCTCATCCTGAAACCCATCAGCTTCCATCAGGTTCTGATAACCAGCCAAAATCTCCTGTTGCTGGTGCGGCTGCCGCTTCAGCTTGACGAGCAGGTCAGACGCCTCACCCCCCTGGATGTAAGCCTCCTTGCCGCTATGAGCATCACGGACAGTGACATTCCCGAGATAATCTTTTTCAAAGGAAAGCTGTTCACTAGCCTCCGCCACCATTCGTTGATATTCGTTATCCATCAGGCTCTGCTGTCCATTATGGTCATCATCGCTGATATGTCCGGACAGGGAATTAAGCAGTGCGGGAACCTCTTTGGCAGAAACACCAAGGCTGCCGGCTACTTTTTGCATGCCACGATTGGTTAACTGGACACCATAACGAATTTCCTCATCATCCACCCCTGCCCGGTTTAACATGTCATGCAGCTTATCCAGCGTGGAGGCACGATCAAATTCCAATAAGGGATTGTCACCGTAACGCGCATTGGTTATGCGTTGCGGCAAATCGGCTGATCCTCTCTTGGAGAATTCCTTCTGACTGAACGTGTTGGTTTTGGCGTCACGGCGGGCGCTATCCGGATTTTCAGCAGTTTCTGTTAAATACTTTCTCATAGAACGTCTCCGAGATAACGCGAAAGCACGATTCTGTTACCATTGGCATCCAGATAAACCCGCTTCACGACTGTGTTGGCTGTGGCGTCAATGTTGCCATATGTCATGGTCACCGGCAGCCTGATGCCACGGGCGTCATTTGCCGTTGGAGCAATCTTTGGCGCGCCCTTGATATGGGCGTTAACTCTGTTCGGGTCTTCGGTCACGTCAGGCTTTGGACGGTCGGGGATGTCCAGCCACCTGAAGACTGCCTTGTCTTTCTTCGCCTGCTTTTCGTGGCGTTCAGCTTCAACTTTGCCGACATAGGCAAGAAAACTGGTATTGTACGCATCGCCGGACAGTTCAGCGTCGGATTCCATGCCCTCCGGATAGCCCGGATCGCTGGACAGGAGTGCAGCCGGAACCAGACCGCGTTTTGCCGCTTCGATTTCGATTTCCGCAAGGGCTGTGAGACGTTTGGTTTCCAATTCCAGGGCTTCGTTTTCACCGCGCACGACAATGTAGCATTCCGGGGCATTGAGCGCCTTGCGGATGTCTTCGCGTATTGCCGGCGCAGATGCCGGCAGTCCGAAGGTCAGGTCAACGATCCAGACTTCAGCGCCACTGACATTCGGGAAATCCATCGGGTTGCTCTGGAAAATGGTCTTTCTTGGACGGGAGATGTCGAGCGGCTGGAACCTGATGACAGCGCGTTCAATGCGGTCCATCGCCTCATCGTTGAGAGGAACAATGGATTTGAGACGAAGCTTATACAGTTTTTCAGTCTCATTAATATAGGTCATGATACTCACGGGTGAATGTCCTGCGGAACGTGATTTGCTGTATTTAGCTAAATCAATCGTCTGGTTGTTACTGATTTATTTCCGCAACGAAAAGTGTTGTTTTAATTAACGAAGTGGCGGTCCATCGACAAACTACCACCAAAACCGGATACGCTGATAAATAGAAATAACAGATTTCTTTTGATAAGGTAATTCAAACATGAGCGGTACATTAGTTTCGCCGGGCGTCCGGGTGACCATAGTCGATGAAAGTTTTTATGCTGGCGCTGGTCCCGGTACTATTCCGCTGGTGGTTTTCGCGACTGCCAATAACAAGCCAGCGCCATCAGGCACAGGAATAGCGCCCGGCACTGTATCTGGCGCCGCCGGACAACTGTATCTTGCGATTAGCCAGCGCGACGCCATCACACAGTTCGGAACACCAGAGTTCACCATGTACCAGGGAACGGCGGTTCAGGGCGATGAATTGAACGAATATGGCTTGCATGCCGCCTATTCCTATCTCGGTATTTCCAACCGCTGCTATATGCTCCGCGCCGCCATTGACCTTGCGCAGCTAGCCCCGTCAACATCGCCGCCACAGGGTCCACCGCTTCCCGGAACATATTGGCTGAACATTTCCACGTCCAAGTGGGGGTTGTTCCAGTCCCTGGGCTTGGACATCGCCGGGTCCACGTGGGTGCCGGTGACGGTTCTCATCCCGACATTGGCGCAGATCAACCCGAATACGGACATTCCGCTGCCGACCTTTGGCGTCAACGGCAATTTTGCCGTTGTGCCATGGACTGATGAAAACCTTATCTATCAGAACATTAATGGCATTTGGTACCAAATTGGCACGACCAACTGGGCAAAACAGTTTCCAACACAGGTTCTTGGTTCCTCCCAGGTAGGCATCAATCCTGACCCGCTGAGTCCAAACGACACATTCTTTATCAACAGTATTACCATTACGGTACCGGCTGTGCCGAACAACAATATGAGTGGGGTTATGTCCGCCATCAATGGCGCCAACATCCCGAACGTGTCTGCGACAATCAGCAACAACTCACTGTTGATTTCAAATATTGTTGGCGGCAGTCTGTTAATTGCGGATGGCATCTCGGCTGCCACGCCGCCATTGGAAACACTCGGCATTTCAACCGGAACTTTCAATGGCATCACCGTCACAATGAATTCCAGCGCCGCATGGCCGTCCGGCTCGGTTGTTGGCTCATTGTGGGTTAAAGGCAACCCAGCCAATAACGGCGCCGCATGGACCTTTAGTTATTATAGTTCAGCAACCAAACAATGGGTATCAATGATCGCCCCATTCTACCAATTTAACAGTTTGGTTTTGGACAATACCGCAAATAAGGATCAGGCAGCGACAGCGGCTCTTGGCGCAATTCCGATGACCGGCACGATTTACGTCGGTTTCGATCCCAATACCGGTGTCCAGCAGCCACGCTATTGGAACAGCACCTATTGGGAAGCGCTCACCTATGAGCCGAGTTCAATTCCACCATTCACGGAACCAGCCGCCGGCACCTATTATTACAACGATACGCCATTGGCTGATGTCATGGTCACCAACGGAGAACAATGGTACGGCTATCGCCATATGTATCCCTATACCGATTCATCCGGTCCAATTCTTTCAGGAAGCGCACCAACTCAGCAGGTCAGTGGGCATATTCCTCCTGGCGGAACAACGGTCGCAACCGGAACAGCCAGTCCGGCGACATTGACGACGGGCGACACATTCTCGATTGACGGCGTTAAAATTACCGTTGTGGCACCGGGCACGTTGACCAGCATTGTCAATGCCATCAATTCCGCACATATACCTGAAGTTACGGCGGCAATCTACAACAGCGCCCTGATGATTACAGATGCGACTGCTGCCAATCTTGTTATTGTAAACATTGCAGGAAAGGCATTAACAACGCTTGGCTTGGCAGCACAGACATATACGGCGACACTGAGTTACAGCCTCGTGGATAACGATCTTTGGATCGATACTTCCGATCTGGAAAACTATCCGATGATCTACCGCTACGCAGCCGCCACCAGCACATGGACGTTAATCGACAACACTGACCATACGACGCCATTCGGAATCATCTTCGACGATGCCCGACAGGACAGTGGCGCGCCATATCTGATTCAAGGCGTGCCCAATACCGCTAGTTATACATATTATTCCAGATCAATCTTTGACATGATGCTATCAGATTATGTCGATCCGGATGCACCGAACGCCGATGCGCATCCTGCCGGTGTCATCATGTTCAACACCCGTTACGCAACGGGTGACGTGAAGGTATGGACGCCAAATTATTTCAAGGCTGGCGGTTATGATCCGAACACGGATTACACACTCAACACCTGGACCAACGGCGGCAACCCGAACGTGGTGTTCCAACCGTTGACCGATCCGGACCGTTGGGTGAGCGCGTCTGGTCTCGCCACTGACCTGACAGCCTACATGCTGCGCAAGGCACAGCGTCAGATGGTCGTCAAGGCGATGATTGCCGAGGTCGAGAACAACCAGGATATCCGTTCCGAGTTGGTTTACTTTAATCTGATGACGGCTCCAGGTTACCCGGAATTGATGTCAACGATGGTCACGTTGAACACTGACCAGAATGACGTATCGTTCATTGTTGGCGACACGCCAATTCGTTTGCCGTCGAATGGCACAGCCATTCAGAATTGGGCGAAAAATGCCGGGAATGTCGCGGCGACTGGCGAAGACGGATTGACCCTTTCCGACAACTATGTCGGCATTTATTATCCTTGGGGTCTCGGAACAGATTTGTCCGGCAATGAGGTTATGATTCCGCCGTCTACCGTCGCCTTGGTGACCATCGGTTACAATGATCAGGTTGCCTATCCATGGTTTGCCCCAGCCGGTTTCAACCGTGGCTTGGTGAGCAATGCAACCAGTGTAGGCTATCTGGCGAATGACGGCACATACAAACCGGTGATTCTGAACCAGGGCCAACGCGATGTTCTCTATACCAACCAGATTAACCCGATTGCCTACATTCCCGGACGCGGTTTGGTGGTGTATGGACAGAAGACATTAGGTGCGCCAACCAGTATGCTTGACCGCATTAATGTTGCGCGCCTATGCAATTATATAGCCTATAACTTAGATTTAATCACCAAACCATATTTGTTTGAGCAGAACGATTCAATTACACAGAAAGCGGCAACCAACACTGTATCAAGTTTCTTTAATTCTCTTGTAGGTTTGCGTGCTATTTCTGATTATGGCGTGTTATGCGATAGTACAAACAATACACCAGATCGTGTTGCAGCAAATCAACTTTGGATTGATTGTTTTGTGGTCCCGATCTCCGCAGTTGAGTTTATCTACATACCGGTTAGGATACTAATATCAACAGCCGCCAGTGTTAGCGCCTTAGGAAAGCCAGTATAACAGTCAATGACCCCTCCCTAAGAGCGTGCACGCTTCTGGGGAGGGGCTTGGAAGGAGTGATCTGACTGAGCCCACATTGACCAGGGAGCCAGCAATGGCAGCCGCACTTAGACAGGTTCAAGACGTACCCCGGAATGCTTCCTCAGTTCCGGGCGATTATACAAG